CCAACTGCGGTGTTGTTGCTTGCGGTGGTGTTGGAAAGGAGTGCTTGTGCGCCAAAAGCTGTGTTAGAGCTGCCTGTGGTATTAGAATACATAGCATGATACCCAAGACCAACATTATCACTGCCAGTGGAATTGCTAAACATGGCTCTGCGACCAACCGCAGTGTTGCTATTGGCTGTCGTATTTGATTGTAAGGCAGAAAGGCCAATAGCCGTGTTGTAGTTACCTGTCGTATTGCTATCAAGAGCCTGATAGCCAATAGCTGTTATGTCTGAACCAGTAGTGTTTGCATACCCAGCTTGATACCCCAATGCTGTGTTGTTGCTTGCGGTGGTGTTGGAGAATAAAGCCTCTGTACCCATAGCCACATTTGCTGTGCCAGTAGTATTTGTGTGCAAGGACAAGTAACCAAAAGCATTATTGTTATTAGCGGTGGTATTATTAGCTAAAGAGTTATCTCCATAAGCAGAGTTTCTTACACCAGTAGTGTTATCGTACAGTGACTGATAACCAACGGCAGTGTTGTTGGATGCGGTGGTGTTATTTTCTAACGCTTCAGCCCCGACTGCGGTATTGTATGCACCTGTTGTTGTTGATGCCAAACCTTCACGGCCAACTGCGGTGTTCGCTCCACCTGTTGTTGCAGAAAGACCCGCTTGATAGCCGATCCAAGTGTTTGACCCGGGAGTTCCTCCAGATTGAGTATAACCTGCTTTATAGCCAAACGCTGTTACAATTTGTTCTGTGTTGCTATACGCAGCTTGATACCCGACAGCAGTGCTGCTGCTGGCGGTGGTGTTGTTTTGTAGTGCTGCTTTGCCGACAGCGGTATTGTAGTTACCAGTAGTAGTTCCAGATAAACTAGCGTAACCTAGTGCAGTGTTTTCTACTCCAGTAGTCATGGCATCCGCTGCAAAGTTACCCAAAGCTACATTTTCTGCACCTGTTGTATTAAGATAAAGCGCCCGATACCCAACTGCAGTGTTGTTGCTGGCGGTGGTGTTGGCTGTGAGTGCTTGTTTACCCACGGCTACGTTATAACTACCTGTCGAGGTATCTCCCATAGAAAGGTGGCCGATTGAAACATTATCAGCACCAGTTGTGTTATTAGGTAAAGCAATAGTACCTAAAGCTGTGTTTCCTGCACCTGTTGTATTGTCCTCTAAAGCACGATACCCAACGGCCACGTTGTTGTCGGCGGTGGTGTTGGAGCGTAGAGCCTGAGCGCCTACTGCCGTGTTGTTCGCCCCAGAGGTGTTACCCAAAAGGGTTTCATAACCACCAGCAAAGTTCAAATTACCTGTGTTATTTTTTAGTGCAGTATAGCCGATTGCAGTCACACCAGAGTGTGTATCACCTGTATATAAAGCCTGATAACCAACGGCAGTGTTGTAGCTGGCGGTGGTGTTGTTAGTTAATGCACCGTTACCCAAAGCCGTGTTATAACTGCCTGTTGTATTAGAAATCAGCGAAAAAGAACCAATGGCTGAATTAAATCCACCAGATGTATTTGCATACAAAGCCTGTTTACCGAATGCCGCATTTGCAGTGCCTGTGTTCGCCGCATACAAAGTATATGAACCGACTGCTGTTGTATCGGCGGCAACGCTTGTATATCCAGCAAAACTTCCAATAAACGTACCTGCACCATTGCTCGTATTCGCATACCCAGCCTGATACCCAACGGCTGTGTTGTTGCTGGCGGTGGTGTTAAGACGCATAGACTCCATACCCAAAGACACATTAAAAGAGCCAGTGGTATTATCAGCCAATGCACCAGAACCCACAGCAACGTTACTTGCGCCTGTTGAATTGTCAAACATGGATGCTCGACCAATTGATGTGTTGTTAGATGCGGTGGTGTTGTTAAACAGCGCAGATTGTCCGACAGCGGTATTTAAAGCACCAGTAGTATTACTATACCCCGCCTGATACCCAACAGCCGTGTTGTTGGATGCGGTGGTGTTGTTCTGCAAGGCGGCACGGCCCAAGGCAACATTGTACGACCCTGTTGTGTTCTGGAACATTGACGCATTACCCAAAGCGGTATTGTCAAAACCAGTAGTATTGTTGCCCATTGCGTCAGCCGCAAAAGCCGCATTAGCATAACCTGTAGTATTGTCTAGTAAAGTTTGATAGCCAAATGCAGTGTTGTAAGCTCCTGTGGTGGTGGAGTAAGCCGCCTGATAACCTGTGGCAGTATTGTAGCTGGCGGTGGTGTTGGAGTAGAGAGCGGCTTGCCCTAACCCAACATTATTTGCGCCTGTTGTGTTGCTTCTTACCGAACTCGTCCCCAATGCAGTATTACTGCCGCCTGAACTGTTAAGTAAAAGTGCATCTGCGCCAACTGCTACATTGTTATCGCCCGTTGTTATTGCCGTACCAGCAGCATCTCCAACAGCTACGTTGTAAGTACCACCAGCCTCAACACTATCCAACGCAGTATTACCCAACGCCACGTTGCCTGTACCAGTAGGATAATTCCCGTCCAGCTTGATCGTGCCGCCATCGACTGACAGGTTGCCAGCGACTGTAACATTACCAAAGCTGACATTCTGTGTTGCACCGCTAAGTGCAACTGTACCTGTAGAATCAGGGAAAGTAATAGTACGATCTGCTGTAGGATTAGTAAACGTTACAGTGGTTTCGTTAGCATCTGCGCTAGAACCCTCAACACTAAACCCTGCATCACTCAAGTACAAACCTGAAACAGTAGGACTTGTAAGTGTTTTATTGGTAAGCGTTTTAGTTGTACCTGCAAAGTAGGTATCTAAAAGATCAACATCAAAGTAACCGATAGCTGAAGCAGAAGAGTCAAACACTGCAATGCCATCGTTGTTAGCAATAGCTGTACTTGTGTCAATCGTAATGGCAGACACATCAGCTACAGCATTAAGTTCTGCACCTGTAGCGTTAAGGCCTGTTACGTTATTAGAGATGGCACTTACAGCCTGGATGCGGTTCTCTACAGCTAATGCAGTAGGTAACTCAGAGTTAGCTGAACCTGAGCCTACGCTAGTTACAATATCAGTTACACTATCTGATCCATCTGAAAGTGTACCAAATGTAATTGTACCTGTAGTAGTAATAGCACTTGAGCCATTGTCAATAGATCCAAAGCCACTCGTAATGCTACCACTATTAAGAGTACCTACTGTAGTAACATTGCTAAGCGTATCTAACGCACTCTCAAAGTATGTCTCAAAGTCAGTCAGTGCGACTTGCTTCATAGTGCCAGCGTCATTGACTACAACCCTGTCTGCATCTGCAAGTGTAGTAGATGTAGCGGATGTGTCACCGTCCATAACGTTAAGTTCAGATATGGCAGTATTCATACCAGTCAAACCACTAGCGTTACCTGTCACCGTACCTGTTAGATTACCTTCAATGTTAGCTACAAGTGTACCTGTAGTAATCGTAAGGTTACCCGTGTCTGAACCTGTAAATGTACCTGTACCAACTTTAAATTTATCTTCTGACTCATCAAACCCAATAAACGCATTATTACTATCGCCACGTTCAATAACAATACCTGCATCGTTTGAAGGTGTACCTGTTGTACCTGTACCTAATTCAATAAGAGCGTCTTCAATAACTGTGTTGGTTGTTGAGATAGTATTAGTGGAACCGTTAACAGTTAAATCACCTGTAACTGTCATACTTTGAGAAACAGTAACGTCACCATCAGAAGCTATACTAATAGCATTTGTATCTGAGGCAGAACCAATATTACCACCATCAGATATTACTAAATTACCTGTGGTTATATCTCCTGTTGCAGTTAGATTTCTGAAACTAGAAACATCTTTATTTCCATCTACAGTAACAGTTTTAGACGCAACAACTGTACCTACAGAAGAACCTGTATCATTATAGTTTAACTCTGTTGCAGTAGCTGTAACAAGCGTACCCGCTAGTTTTAAACCATTTGACGTATCGTGAGATGCTATATCAAAGTCATACGCACCGTCAGCAAATGTAGTGTTGCCTGTAATAGTTATAGAAGAACCATCTGCAGTAATACTGTCTAGTGCAATGTTACCGACATTGGTAATATTAGCATCGCCAAAAGAAGTAGCAGGTAGCACAGTAGTACCCGTTGCCGTAAAGTCAGCGACAGTTGTAGCACCTGTTACATCTAGCGTTGATGCTAAAGCAGTAGCTCCCGTAACATCTAACGTACCTGCAATTGCGGTATTACCTGTAGTATCTGCAACGGTAAACTTATTTGTATCTAATGTCAAACCACCGTTAAGTGCTGTAGCACCTGTGACAGTTAACGTAGATGATAATGTAGTCGAACCTGTAACACCTAATGTACCGCCCACTGTAGCGTTACCTGAGGAATTAATAGTACTAAAGCTACCTGCGACTGCTGTACTACCCCCAATAACTGTATTATCAATTGTACCTGCGCTTATTGTTGCAGTGTCAGCTATAAGTGCGTCAATGTTAGCTGTACCATCAATATACAAGTTGCGCCACTCAGAGCCTACAGCACCTAAGTCATGCGTATTGTCAGCAGAAGGAAGCATAGCAGAAGCAATGTCTGCAGTAAATGTAACGGTGTCAGATGCAGCATTACCAAGAGTAGTATTACCGTTTACTGAAAAGTTTGATGTGATGGTAGCAGATTCGTGGACTGCTAGTGTATCAATGTAAGCAGTACCATCTAAGTACAGATCTTTAAACTCTAATGAAGATGTACCTAAGTCGATGTCGTTATCTGTGACAGGAACAATAACACCATCTTGTATGCGTATCTGCTCAACAGCAGCAGCGCTTACCTCTACGAATACACCTACACGATTGTTTGTTGTATCAATTACTACTTTATTGAGAGCATCCAAGTCTGCAATAAGAGGAACATACTCACCTTCACCTGAAGTACCATCGTGTTTATGACCACCAGATGCAGCAAAAGCATCACGGAGTGCGTTATACTCTGCGTTAATTGGGGCCGCACGAACTGTAGCGGTGGGGATGATGTCTGCTGTAGATTGTCTTACATAACCTGCCACGGTTTATCTCCTGTCTCCCAAGCCATATGTCATAGAAATAGCTTGTATTGTATGGCTTGCATTTTGATTGTCTGTAACGTAACTAATAGAAACAGACTTACCAGAACCAGATACATTAGTTAAAGCTTTAGGTGACGGGTTACCATCATATATATCACCTGAGCCGTAGATAGCTGTACCATAAATAGCTGCTGCACCTTCGGTAGAGAAACTATAAGTAGTAGGGTTTAAAGAATACACATCGTCATAGTCATAGTATAAACCTACAAAGACTTCTGTGTTACCCTCTGATTTTAGATACGTATCTATCTTATAAACGATCTTACGTACTTCTGGGTCTTCCATATAAAAGTAAGGTGTTTGGTATAAACTAAATATGTTACTGCCTTCAAAGCTAGTACCACGTTCCTGTCTGTGTACTTTACCTGAACCATCTCCATGTATTACGTGCTCAAACTGACCAACGTAACCTGAAGCAACACAGTTAGCTTCAATACCAATAAGCTGACTGTATTCAAATATACTTTGTTTATTTTGTGATTTACGAATAGCGCCTATCAAAGAGAGAGAGCTATCATTCTTAAAGAAGAACCTGAATTGAGACTTCTTACGTATAACAACAATACTAATATCTACAATAGTTTCTGATAAGTAGTAGTTGTCAAAAATGTCTTGAATCTCTTTAGATACTGGTGCAAGCTCAACGTCACCAATACGATCTGTACCTGAGATAGGTCTAATACCGTCTGGTCCTAAGAAGAGTAAGTCACCACCAAATTCAACAACAGAGTCAGGTGCTACACAACCTAGATTAGCAGTAACGTTCTGCAATAAAAAGTCTGCAGAGTTTGTACCAATTAGTTTTTTAATATTATTAGCACCAAATATAAATAAACTATCTCTAAACTTTTTAATTGCTGTAATCTTAAAACCTACATTAATAACACCTGCACCGTTAGCAGGGTCAAAGTCAGTAGCATTAAGGGGAGCGCTAAAAAATAAGTTAAACGGTTCTGATGGATCACCTGCTAGAAATATATGTGATGCAAACTCTTCTGAAAACTTAGGATCTGTAGGAGCATTAGCGTGTGTGATCTGAGTATAAGTAGTACCATCATATGTAGCTGCAGGGTTAATACCGTCTGTCAAAAGTAAAACTTGTGTTGACCAGTTATAGCTTGAAAAGCGTACACGATCTACTCCTACCATAGTAGGAGAACCAGAAGCAGTTACAGCGTCCCACGATGAAGTACTATTATTCCACTTATGTAAATAGTTATTACCTGAAGTAGGTCTTCTGCAAGCAAAAATACCATCGTGTAGGTTGCCGTTTACTTCTACACCTAATACAGCGCCTGTTCCAGGTACAGTACCGTAATCGTTTTGATACCCGCTAATACGACGATAGCCCCCCGATAAGGAAGGCTCGTAGTTAATCATGCGTAAAGCACTACCACTCAAGGCGTTTGCATGTGTTAGCGGATCAACGTTAGTTATAAGACCACCACTGCAAACTGTAATATTAGTTCTTAGGTCATCCATTAACGGGGTCTTTCAATTACAGTAGACCTTAAATATATCTCATCATCAAATAGAATGCGTTTCATACTGCGTATACCAAAGTCAAACTTTTGTTGGTGCATACCAGCAGACTGTGCATTACTTCTGAACTGCATCATGTAAGCCATAGCACCATCTAAGATAACGTGGTTGAAACGCTCAGGTATTACACAAGTATCGTTGTACTCTGTTAACGTAGAAGGAATACTCCAATAGGTGTACTCTACTTCGTAGTCGGAATCTGGGATAGGTGTTACACCAAAGGCATCACCAAATGTTTGATATACATGCTCAGGTGCTGTCATACCATTTGTCTGATCACCCTCATCATCTTTAGGGCGGTGGTTTGTAGTATAATCTTCATAAGTCAAAGGCTTTAAAACACGAGGTTGATTCTCTTGTGTTGAATGCTTCTTTAAATAAAATGTTTCCCAGTCTACCGTAGAGTAGTCAGCAGGGAAACTATATTGACGTGTACCTGCAGTTAATGTCTGCGTGTACGTATTCTTTAGGAAAGGCCACTCTTGACCATTCTGGTATATCTCACGTAAGCTACTATTTACAGCATCTTTAGCTGCAGCCTGAACGTTACGCACTGTAGTAAAGCCATCACCTGCTGTATCCAGAGGGACTTCATTCAAACGTCTAAGTAATTCGTTTGTAAGCTGTACGTATGTTGACATCTGTTTTCCTAAGGTGTGCGAAAGGGGCCACCCGAAAGCAGCCCCTAAAGTTTAGTTACGCAAGTGCGTCACGAGCTACTTCGTTAGCAGACGTGTCACCCATGTCAGTGCAGTCGATCAGAACTGCCCATACACGGAACTTACCTGAACTAACTGCCCCACCTGAAAGTGAAGCAATAGTTACGTCAATGTTGTCATCAGCAACAGCCATTACAGGCTGATATGCTGCAGGGTTCTGCGCTACTACTGCTGCTGCAGATGTAGCATCAAATCCATCAACAAATACATCAGCGTCAACCATACCTAAGTCTACTGTAAAAGTAGAACCATCAGTAGCAGTATCAACTTCAATACCTGCGTTCAAGACCATAGTACCTTTAGGTACAGCAATTACAGGAATGACATCAGACGCTGCAAGAGCAGAACCTTTGTCAGACAACGCTGTTGCCCAATTTAAGGTAGTTTGAACCATGTAAGGGTTACGTCCACGTTGGGAGTTGCCAGCGGCTGAACGAAGAGTATTATCACCAAGTGCCATATCTCATTCCCCCTTATAGACCAGATGTGTAGATTGCATTAACCAACGCTTCTGGACGTAGAATTTTGCGCCCGTAAAGGTGCATACCACGTACAATGTCAGCAAATGAATCTGGATCACGATAAGTCTCAGTCTTATTAATCTGCTCAGCAGTTGCTGCTGCAGAAGAATGACCAGCAACCAGCACACCGTAGTGAGCAGAACCTGTAGATGTGGTAGAGGTTGGACCGTTACCTACTTCAGGAAGGTTGTTAGACATGTAGACTTTGAAGCCGTGAATGTTGTTGAAGATCAAACCGTTCTGCAACCCTGATCCACCGAAGTCTGCATTCAGAAGACGTGAATCTTCGTCTTTAAGCAGTTCTGCGAATACCGGATCTAGGACCAGCCATCTTCCGTTAGTGTCAACGTTTTGTTGATCCAGCTTACGTGACATCCGTGCGATAACTTGCATAGGTGTAGCGTTAGCTGTAGTAGTGTTCAATGCGTCAGCACCTGTACGGGGCTTAACTACGATTGAGTTACCTGCTGAACCACTGTTAAAGTCAGAAGCGTCAAGCTTCATATTTGCAAGTAGTTCGTCAGAACCAGCAGTTGAAACAGCTTTAGTGCCGTTTACAGTTGTGTTCGCAGCATTGGGTTTGCCGTGAATAGCTGATTGCTTGAAGCCAGCCATATAACCAAGAACATCTTGGTCAAACTGGTCAGCCAAACGATAAGCTGCACGATCACTTGCAAGGCTTTGAAAATTGACGTGACTATGACTTTCCTCAATATCGTCAACCTTAAAAGCAAAATAGTTCGCTTTGTCAACGTTTAGTGAAAATTCCTCATCGTCAAGGTCTTGTGGTGTGATAGTCGTGCCACGGGCATACGACTTCACTGTGATTTCAGGTTCTTTGATAATCTTAACGGAATCACCCATGTTAGCAATCTCTCCAAAATAATCAGAGTTAGTGATTGCTTCTACAATTGAGGCCTTGCGGAAAGCAAGTTGTACCTGTTTGCTGTAGATTACTGGGCTAAAGTTACCGTTGGGTAGATTACCATAACCTGACGCTGTTGCGAAAGCCATGATATAATCCTCCATAGATAGTTAGGCTTATTAAAGTTATAAGCATTAACATCAGGTAAGAGGCTAATCTTTTTAGGGTGCGACTCACATACACATGGCCTTGTAATATGTAAGACGGGCCTATACTTGATCAGGTAGGTCTTAACTTATTTGTCTTCGCTTAGGGGTAAAAGCATAAGAAGGGTAGCTGAAACGTCTATCAGGGCATACTTATGCTTTTGTTAACATACACAGTTATAACATATAGTTTGTGTATTGTCAATACTTAATTAACGTGCTCCACCAGAAACATCATAAATAAACTTACCGCTGCGGATAGCTTCCATGATTTCGTCTGACTTGGTTTCGTACTCTTGTGTACTCATACGTTGAACTTCAGACTCACGCAGATGTCCTGCAGGGTTGTCATTGTCTGGTTTGGTAGTACGTTTAGTTCTTACTTGAGAAGCAGCATCCTTAGAGTTTTGCCGTCTTCCTTTAGTGTCCATACCTTTATCTACTTTGAATAGATCAATAACACGGATCACTGATTGTGGATCGTCTTGATTCTCATAGAGTGCATCCTGCACCCACTTGGGTTGTTCTGCTGCCCAATCATGGAAGTCATCACTCCCACGTAGATCATCAAAGTCTCCATGCATAGCACGGATTTCATTCTCTGCTTTAGTGCGCTGGGCATCTGCGTTGATCTTGTCAATCTGCTGCAGACGTTCATCAGCATACTTAAACTTTTCTTGGGCTTTCTTTTCAGCAATTGTTTCTACAATGCCAGCAATCTCAGGGTACTTCTTAGCCCAAGCATCAATACTTTCATCTGAAGTAGGAGCACGTACCTTACCTGTCTTCTGAGCGTTTTCAAGCTGGGCTTTAAGTTCTTTTAACTCTTCTGCTTGCTTGTTAAGATGACTACGTAAATCACTGTAGCGTTTCTTATATGTACGCTCTTCACCTGATAGTTCTTCTTTCTCAGGTTTAGCTTCTGGTTCTTCTACTTTTTGCTC